GCAGTCTGCCGTGTACTGAATTTACCACAGATGTGGTGGTACACGGAGAGGGCTTGCGGGTAAATAGTAAACCCCGCCGACCTTGCCGCTGGCACCCCTTGGTTCCAGTATCACAGCGACTTGACGATAGATGAGACAATCGGTAAGATACCGACCAACACAGGAAAGGACCACGGCATGACAGCCAAAGCAATAGTATTCCAAACCAACGGGGTGGTATCAACCACCGAAGTGCGGGGCCACCTCGACATCCAGCGTGCGACAGGCGGGTACTTTGAAGCCGTCACCAGTGGGCCAGGTTGGTGCCTGTATGGCAACGAGACTGGGCGTGTGGACATGCTGCCGATGAATGAACCAGCCCGACACTGGATAGCCAAGGCCAGTGGTGTGACGCCGAGTGAGGTGATGTCCATGCACGGCGACATGATATTGGTCGGGTCAAACCGAAAAGGTGAGACCATTGAACTAGATGAAGAACTGATAGTCGCAGCGGAGCGGCTACAGATGTACGACCCAGGGGAAATCACATTCACAACGATAGATTGTGAGATGTACGACCTCAATGACTGACCACGAAAGGAACCACGGCATGAGCAGTCAAACAAAAAGTCTCGTTGAACTTATCAACGACAGTGGGCGCAACGATGCGACCATCGCCCGACGCTGCAAGATCGGGATTGGAACGGTGCAACGCTGGCGAAACGGGGCTGCACCCAGGTATAAGTTTGTGACGAACCTAGCAAAGGCACTGGGTGTTGATGAGCAGAAAGTCCACGACGCTGTGCGACTAGCGAATCAAGCCACTCAGCGAGGACGACACAACGCAGCGGTCAGGGGGGATGCAGTAGTAGTTGCCTCCACTGATGCAGTGCAGACAGCCTGCCTCGACGCACTCGTCTTGGCACACGACATCACACAACTACCCAAAGAGCAACGGGTGATGCTGCAACAATTCGTAAAGAGTCTAAGTTGAGTGACGGAAGGGGGTGGGTGGCTTGGATGCCGACCCACCCCACTTCCAGGACTCACACTACCACGGCGTAAGTTGCAATAGTTTACACACCAACCAGCCAGGAGACAAGACGAATGGCAGAAACACCAACCAAATACAAATCAATCCAGGTGCCGGAGGATAGCCCGGCCCCAAAGTGGGCGAAGGAACTAGCCCGCCGCCTGGAATCACGAAGCATCATCCCATGCCATGTCAGCATGTACCAAGCAGTTGAGACAGCACTGAGGGTATGCGTAGACATGGAGGACGAGGACCTGGACGATTACCTAAAGGAATGACCATGGACTCGGACGATACCAAGACAATGAACCCAGTCGTTATCATCGGCCAAGGCGAGTACGCCAAGTGGATGGATGATGAGGGAAACTGGCACTATGGCACACCACCACAGGAGGAAAGCAAATGACTGCACCACAACCACAGTTCACCAACATCCACGGCAACCAGTATGAGACCGTGGCAAGCAGGCTGAAACGATTCAGGCACACCAACCCACACGGCAGCATCCATACTGACATGACTGTCAACGGTGACATCATCCTATGCAAGGCCGATGTATCAATCCTGGTACCAGACTACAGCCGGATCAACGACTCAGGCGAGCCACCAATGGTACTCAACCACCTTGCCTCCGGCTACGCCGAGGAACACCGAGGCTCCAGCCAGATCAACAACACCAGTGCTGTTGAGAACTGTGAGACCAGCGCAATCGGGCGGGCACTTGGCATCGCCGGATGGGATGCCAGTGGCACCAGCCTGGCGACTGCCGATGAGGTGGCGAACGCCATCCACCAGCAGAACACCCAGCCAAGCCAACATGCAACAGTGCAGGCGCATGGGTCCAAGGGCGGCAGTGCCCTGCCCATCCAGGCACCAGTATCACAGGCCAGCGCAGGACCAGATGGAAAGATCAAAGGCACCTACACACCCACCCAGGTGGAGGTGGTGGAGTTGAAGCGCAAGTCTGACGGCAAGCCGTTCAGCAAGTACGTCATCCACTGTGCTGACGCAACCAAACTAACCAGCCTACGCGGAGACTTTGCTGACGCTGCCAATGCGGCGATCAACCAAGGCTCTGATGTTGAGGCAACACACCTGGCCGCCAACAGGTGGGGCGACTGTGAAATCAAAGAGATGACGGTCTGCTCCATTGAGGTGGACGCTATCGCAGATGAGGAGATCCCATTCTGATGGCACGCACAATCTTTGACATAACAGATGACATGCTGGCACTCGGTGACCTGCTCGACAAGGTGGGTGGTGATGTCACTGACCCCGAGGTTGACGAATCAATCCTGGCCTGGAGTGAGGAGTTGGAGGCCGACCTTCAATCCAAGGTGGAGAACTATTGCTGGCTGATGAAAGAGAAGGAGGCCAGGGCAGCAGCCATGATGGCTGAGGCTGACCGCCTGAAGGAGAGGGCACAGGTCAACAAGAACGCAGCGAAGGGGTTGAAGGACCGCCTGCTGTGGGTCTTTGAGAACCGTGGCATCGACAAGGTGGAGACCGATCACTTCAGGGTGGCGGTCACAAAGAATGGCGGCAAGATACCAATGGATATTGACCCGGATGGGGTGCCCAAGATGTACCAGGCAACCGAGGTTGTGACCACCATCGACAAAGACAAGATCCGACATGACCTGGAGGCGGGTGCCGACCTGGACTTCGCTGTTCTCCTGGAACGGGGCACACACCTGAGAGTCAAGTAATGCACATGGCTGCGGCCCTCTACTGGGATCGACTCATCATAATCATGGGCCTCACACCCATTATGTACTGCTAGGAGTGAATCCATGCCACGGCAGATTCAACTAAACAACACCGACGACTATGAACACCTGAAATCCATCATCCACCAGGGCCTCGACGCTTGGTATGAAGCAGCCAGGGCGGCAGAGGAAATCAGGGCACGCAAACTCTGGCGTGAGGAGTATGAGACCTGGGCTGAGTTTGTCCTGCAAGAGTTCGGGCAGTCAGCCCGCCGGATCTATCAGTTCATGGAGGCAGCAAAGGTTGTTGACATGCTGCCTGGTGTTGAGTTGAATGAGTCGCAGGCAAGGGCACTCACCGGCACCACGGTAGTTCAGGCTGAAAATATCCTGGAAAAAATTGATCGAGATGGGGGGAAGTTGACAGCCAAGCGCATCAAGGAGGAAAGGAAACCACCACCTGATGAAGCCGATGAGCCAGAGATCACAATGGGCATGGAGATTGGCATGTGTGAAGCCGATGTCCGCAGTGCTGTTGATTTTATGGCCAAGCAACTGAAAGATCCGAAGTATTACATGGTGAAAAAGGCGTGGCCCCGCATCCGAGCGGCATACCTGGCACTTACTTCCGCTATGGCTTGGGGCATACTTGAACATGACTGCCCCCACTGTGGAGCAAAGCCAGGTGGTTGTCAGCACTGCAACGGAACCGGGCAGGTCAACCAAGCCTTGATTGATAACAGGGATGAGCGGCTGTGAAGCCACGGCCATACCAGGTTGATGCCATCCAGGCTGTGTGTGAATCATTCAAGCACCACCAGTCATCACTACTGGTGCTGCCAACGGGCACCGGCAAGACCATTGTGTTCTCACACCTGGCCGACATGGCCCAGCATGGACGGGTGATGGTTGTCGCTCACCGGGAGGAGTTGGTTGACCAGGCGGCAGCAAAGATCACAACCATCACAGGATCCCCGCCTGAGATTGAGATGGCCGAGCGTAGCGTGGACACCATGCAGTTCCACCAATCCAAAGTCATTGTCGCCAGTGTCCAGACCCTGATCGCAGGCATGGGTGGCAAGGGAAGGATGACAAAGTTCAGCCCCTATGACTTCAGCCTGTTGGTATTCGATGAGGCCCACCACCTGGGTGCCAAGTCTTGGCAGCGGGTACTCGATTGGTTCAAGGGGAATCCCAAACTCAAGGTGCTAGGTGTGACAGCCACACCCAACAGGCATGACAAACTTGCGATGGGTGAGTGGTTCGGTGCGGTCGCATATGAATACACACTAGAGCAAGCCATCACCGATGGTTGGCTGGTGCCCATTAGACAGCGGATGGTGGAGGTCCAGGGCCTCGACTACTCAGCGATCAGGACAACAGCCGGAGACCTGAACAGCAAAGACCTTGCCGATGTGATGGAGAATGAACACCATCTCCATGCCATAGCCACACCCACCCTGGAGATGGCGGCTGGACGCAAGGCGTTGATGTTTGTTCCATCAGTCAAGTGTGCCGAGCGGATGTGTGAGATTCTGAATCGTCATCGGGATTGTGCCAGGTGGATATGCGGCAAGACGCCCAAGCAAGAGCGACGAGACCTAATCGTGGGGTATGCCAACAAAGAGTTTGAGATCATGGTGAATGTTGGCTGCCTCACTGAGGGGTTCGATGACCCAGGTGTGGAACTGATTGTCATGGCCAGGCCAACCAAGTCCACACCACTGTGGATGCAGATGATTGGACGGGGCACACGCCCACTGCCTGGTGTTGTTGATGATGTGCCAGACCTGGCGGATGCGAGGACGGCAGCCATCGCTCAATCAAACAAACCCACCCTAGAAATCCTCGACTTCTCAGGCAACGCAGGCAGGCATAAGTTATGCTCGGCCTTCGATGTTCTGGGTGGTCGGTATCCACAGGATGTTAGGGATCGCGCTAAAGAGAACGCCGCTAGGACGGCGGGCCACGCCCAGGACATCGAACAATCCTTGGAGCAGGCGGATGAGGAGATTCGCCTGGAGCGGGAGGAGCAGCGGAAGCGAGCCGTCGCCAAGAGATCCCGGCTTAGGGCCAAGGTCAAATACTCATCAAGAAACATCAACCCATTCGACGCACTGGATATCACACCACCAGTGGATGGCAACATATACGACCAGCCACTCAGCGAGAAGATGGAGGGATTACTTCTCAAAAGTGGGGTGGATCCTGATGGTCTGACGTACAACGAGGCGAAGAAGTTATGTGCGACCATCGTTCAACGACACCGTGAAGGGTTATGCACAGTGAAGCAGGCCCAACTACTACGCAAGTATGGGTATGGAAACAACTACACCAAGGCACAGGCCAGCGCACTCATTGACAAGATCAAAGCCAATGGGTGGAGGAGGCCAGCATGAAGGAACTCATGCGCATGATCGACTACCTGGCAGACTCAAACCCAGAGGCGGTGAGGTTTGATGGTCTCGACCTGGCTATCTTGGGTGTGGGACAACAGTGGGGTTCATCACCTGTCCTGGTATACAGTGGGTACAAGATAATTATGTGCCTGCGTGAGCAGGGCATGGATGAGGATGAGTCACTGGATTGGTACACACATAACATCATGTGCCTGGCCGTTGGCCTTGGCACACCGTTTATTCTGGATGACCTGCCATGAGTTGGCGGCGATGCTCAAGTAGTAGCCCATGCCAAGTGTGTGGTGCCATCAGGTGGTGTGGATTCACTGACCAAGGAAGGGTGTGCTGCATGGCCGAGGCCAAGGGGCATACAGATGACATGGATACGACTGGCCTTCGCCGGTTGAGAGTGGACAGTAATGGTGGGGTTCATTATTGGCCAGCGGGCCAGTCTATCCATGTCACAAGTGAGCGTAAGCCACGAATCAAAAGGGTCGCAGCAACCACCATCAACTGGACACGCATCCACGCCAGGTTCCGATCATCCATGCCACCGAACCTTGATTGGTTGTGTGATGCACTGGATATAGATGCCGTGACTGTGGGTGAGATGCAGGTGGGGTGGTCAGATGGGCACTTCGCCTACACCTTCCCCATGCGAGACAGCCAAGGAAAGATTGTTGGGTTCAGGCTACGCAAGCGTGATGGTGGGAAGTATGCGATCCGTGGCAGCAGGGAGGGGTTGTTCCTCCCGTCACCAGTCAAGGGATCTGATGAGATGATCGTGATTGCGGAAGGCCCATCGGACACCATGCACCTACACAGCCAGGGGTACCACGCCATTGGTCGGCCATCATGTCGGGGTGCAATTCAACACGCCGTTACATACTGCAAAGAACACCCAGTGGTGGTGGTGTCAGACAAAGACAGCCCTGGCAGAATAGGTGCGGCTGAGTTAGCCGGGCACCTGGTAAAAGTATGCCCAACCGTGAAGATAATTGAGCCACTGAAGGGTAAGGATGCCCGTGAGTGGATAGTCTCAGGAGCAACCAAGGATGTCATTGACTTGGTGATCGACAACGCACGTTCGGAGGCCACGGATGGCTGGAAAGTATCGGGTTAGCCCAGCGGCTGATCGAAGATGGAACGGTAGAACATACGGTTCCAAGGCAGAGATGGAGTACGCGCAGGTGCTGTGGCAACTGCGAGAACTGGGGGAAATTGTTGAATACATTGAGCAACCCAGGCTATGGCTGGGGGTGCCGTTGAATGTTTATGTTCCAGATTTTTTTGTGGTGAGTGAGTGTGGTGTGTGTTGGTACGTCGATGTGAAGGGTGTTGAGACAGCGAAGTTCAAGCGGGATAAAAAACTATGGCGAGAATATGGGCGGCAAGAACTACACCTAGTCAAAAAGTCAGGCAAGGGATTCAAGGTATATGAGACTATCGACCCGACCAAAGGCTAGTGTTGGTGGTGTACTCGCCGGATCAATACTGGAGAGGCAGGCGGAAACAGAAACAGAAGCGATCAGTCGAGGCGCAGCCAGGTATCGACGGCTCGCACTAGAGGCAGTGGAACGTGGTGATGCCGCTGGCCTCAAGCCATGCGAACGTATGTTGGTCCATTGGTTTGAGCCATTGGTTGAGGCGATCAAGGATGAGGTTTGTTTGGTTTCGGCGGGTGAGCCTGCACCAGGGCGTGGACTCTATGGCCCAGTGATCCAGTGCTTGGACGCCGACCGGATGGCATTGATAACCCTGCACCAAATGATGGGTAGGTGCATGTCGGAACCATCTGGTGACTTGATACCCCGCATGTCATACGCCATTGGATCATCAGTGATAGCAGAGATTCATATGGATCTACTCAAGGCTAATGAGCGGGCCAGCATCAGGGAGTTGGATCGGAAGTTCAAGCGGCTCAACACCCAGCGCATCAACTGGTGGGCCAAGAAGACACTGACCCAGAACCTATGGAACAGGAAGGTTTGCATACAACTAGGTACCAAGTTGATGTGGTGCGTCATCGGCTCGGCATCCACCCAGCCATACACCAAAGATTTCAAACTAGCCTTCCACCATGAGAAGCAGTGGAGGGACAACCAAAAGAAGGGCGTCATCCGCATGGATGATGAGGTGTTCAGAATCATTGAGGGTGGCCACTCAATACGGGAACACCTAAGACCCAGGTACCAACCCATGCTCATGCCGCCGCTTGCATGGAGTAAGGATCACGAAGGGGGATACCTAAAGGTTCGCACACCACTCATATCTAAGCCGACACCAGAACAAGAGGTTGCCCTGGCTGCGGCACCACGCAGTGGTGAGTTATATGACCACCTCAACAAACTAAACTCACAGTCATGGAGGGCCAACCCACTGGTCGTTGATGTGTTAGAGAAGTTTTGGGATTCGGGTGGTGGTGTTGGCGGTATACCAACCAGAGAAAACAGGTTGATGCCACCCAAGCCGGATGATATTGATACCAATGAGCAAGCCCTGAAGGATTGGAAGTCCGATGCCCATGAGGTTCATACCCACAACAACAAGTTGCGGGGCCAGCGCGTTGAGTTTATGCACAAGATTGGGTTGGCTCGGCGGATGACCCAAGAGGATAAGTTCTGGCTGTGCCATCAGATTTGTTTTCGTGGTCGAGCGTACCCCATACCCCTCTACTTGCATGCGCAAAATGATTCAGTGGCGAGGTCGATGTTGTGCTTTGGTACTGATGAACCACTGGATGAGCGGGGTTGGTATTGGTTGAAGGTTCATGCCGGAAATATGTTTGGGTTGGACAAGCAACCACTAGATGCCAGGGCTGATTGGGTTGATGAAAATATAGAGATGATCCAAGACATAGCCCACAGCCCATACAAGAACACCGAATGGATGGACGCCGATGACCCACCACAATTCCTGGCTGCGTGCATGGGATTGGGGCACCCTGAAACTATAGGTGCCATGCTCCCAGTCCAGGTCGATGGGTCGATGAATGGACTCCAACACCTGAGCGCAGCGGGCAGGTGTGAGAAGGGTGGTCGGGCTGTCAACCTGGTCCCATCTGAAACACCAGAAGATATGTACCTGGATGTGTTGGATGTACTCACGCACAGGGTGGGCCTGGACGCGGATGCCGGTGCCCCCCTTGCGTTAGCAACCATGCCCCTACTGTGCCGATCCCTAGTCAAGAGGCCCTGCATGACCCGGTGGTATGGCCTTACAAGAGTTGGTGCCCGGCTCCAGGTCATAGATGAACTGAAGGATTTGGGTGTGCCAAGGGGCCAGTTATTTAGGATGGGACAATACATATCGGGTGAGATACTTGCCTCAATAGGGTCTCTATGTGGTAAGGCATCAGAGGTATTTGAGTGGTTTGATACTTGTGGCAAGTTGATGGTGGCATACAAACCATACCAACCCCTCCGATGGACGAACCCAATAGGTATGCCGGTCGTTCAACCATACAAAAACTACGGCAAATGCACCATCAAGACATGCCTCCAGCGGGTGACACTCGCCTACCGGAAAGAGAATGTGAAGGTCAGCCCGAGCCGACAGGTGCTGGGCCTACCCCCCAACATCGTCCACTCCTGGGATGGGTCCCATATGTTTCTCACTGGCTCAAGGTGCCATGATGAGGACATTGCATTTGGGGCAGTCCACGATAGTTATTGGTCCCATGCCAACAAGATGGATCGCCTTGGTGTCATACTACGGGAGGAGTTTGTTGGGCTACATAAGTGTAGCCTGTTGGATAAGTTATGGGATGAGTGGTCCGACCTATATCCGGGGCTGGACCTACCCCACCCACCAGCCCCAGGGTCACTGGTGTTGGAGGATGTCCTATCATCACCCTACTTCTTCGCCTAGAGATACAAAGACAATGACGAGAAACGAACGGGGACCCTTCGCAATCTACTTCGCAGCAGCCAACGGGAAGTGTTCGTACATCATCCAGGCTGTCTCATTGTCTCGCATATCCCATGTCTTATTGGCAGATACATCCGCTGTCTTGGATTTGAATAGTGGTTACGGGGTCATTTTCAGGACACACATTGAGTACCTGGAGTCGGACGAGTGGTTAGCCTGCTTCCCACTGGGTGAGGACCTTCCCAGCCCCCGGCTGTGGGATTGGGAGAGTGCCCCACCACCCCAAAAGTGGCGGTGTGTTGTGAAATATCTTTCACTTGGCTTGGTGCCATACCCAGGAGACTGTGTTGGTATAGCCAAAGAAGCACTGTGTCGGGTTGGAATACCCACACCATTCTGGATCACGACGCCTAGCGGACTACATCGCTGGCTAAAAAGGAAAGGCTATGGACAATGAACAAGGGCTACCAAACCACCTGCCGACATATGCCACCGACCTGGTGGAGCAGTTAGAAAAACTCAACCCACCAGTAGTTGTTGAGTCACCACTTGATGCGGCTGACATACCAGCGATCTCATTCATGGCAGGCCGCCGATCAATAGTCGATGAACTAACAAGGCTTCTCAATGTCTCGCCTGATACTTGACGACCCCAAGAGGGTGGGGGATTGGGTCGGACCAAAAGCATACCGACCAGATGGGTATGGTGATCCCGGCGAAGACTTCCAAGCGGTTGGGGTTGAGAACCCAGACGGCGACCTCGTTGGTGGGATGATATTTACTGACTTCGATGGCAACAATGTAACACTACACCTAGCGATTACAAATCCAGCCTACGTCCATCGCTCCTTCTACCAATACTGTCATCAATACGCACTCATATGGATGGGGTGTGAGCGGATCACCGCCGTAGTTATTGATGGACACAAGCGAATGGAGAGGCTAATGGCTGCCATGTACTTCAAGAAAGAAGGCGTGGTTAGGCGTGGCTGGAAATTACCTGATGGCACTGTTGTCGATCAGGGTATCTGGGGTTGCCTCAGAGAAGATTGCAAACACTTACCGAAGGAATACCGACATGCTGGACCACTTATTTGAACGGCTGGTACCAGCATTAGTTGGTGTCAACAGCCCAAAACCACAGCCCGTTACCGAGACAGTCTTGGCTGTGTTCATGGGGAAGAGTGGCGGCGGTGGCTCACCACCACCCCCACCCCCACCACCCAAGGCCGCGGTCGAACCATTTGAGGTTCATGGGCTGACAAAACTTGAGGCGAAGCAACGCAGAAGACGAAAGGGATCCGCATCAGCATTGGTAATCCCTCGACCACAAGAGGGTGTTGGACCCTATGGTGGCGGCGGGCTGGCTTGATCTATGATTAGTGGCACAGATAAAACAATCGCCGCGCGTTGGCGAGCCGAAGACACCAAGCGGTGGGAAATCCTGAGCCGAGCAAGATTCTGCGCAGCACTAACAAAACCATGGGTGCTGCCACCCAAGGGGCACGACGATAACCAGAAGTTGCCCGAGCCTTTTAGTAGCCTTGCCAGTAGGGGTGTCAACAACCTTGAGGGCAAGTTACTCTTGGCGTTGTTCCCTGTCGGCATTCCGTTTTTCAAACTGAAGCCTAGCCAGGAGTTCAAATACAACCCAGCGGTTGACCCGATGGCCATCCAGGCATTTGAGCAGATGTTGTTCCTGCATGAGATGGCGATGATGTCAACACTGGAGGCCACCAAGCCCACCGCCGTAAACCGAGGCACTCGGAATGGATTTAGGTCACGCAAGCGGGCGGCCATCAGCCAACTACTCATAACAGGTGATGTTCTTGAGCAGTTGACGGATGACTACCGGATCAAAGTGTTCCGCCGAGACCAGTACGTTACACAACGTGACTCCTCTGGTGCCATCATGTTCCACATCGTCAAAGAACGGGTGGACCCACTAACACTCACGGATAAACAACGTGCGTTGGCGGGGTATAGTGAGGTGGATCTGTTTGGCAAGGACACATCAGATCGGATGGAGGATCTGTACACCCTGGCTGAGTGGCAACCACAAACCAACAAGTGGCTGATCCGACAAGAGTTGAAGAACAAGACAATCGTTGAATCCGAGGAACCATTGTCACCATTCTTTGCCACACCCTATGAGTTGGCACCAACAGAACACTATGGTCGTGGGATAGTTGAGTTGAACCTGGGTGATGTTCGGTCCATGAACGAACTGACCATGAGCCTATTGGACTTCGCGGCGATGTCATCGAAGATGTTGTTCGCCAAGGATTACAACAGCCAGGTACGAGATGGTGAGTTGGCGCAGACATCGGGGTCCGTCATCAACGCACGGGTTCAGTCTGGTCAGATCATGGATGTCGGAGTCCTGCGTGTTGACAAGATGCAAGACTTCAACACTGTTGTTATGACCAGGGATAGTATCCGTAAAGACCTAGCCACAACGATGCTGATGGAGGGTGAATCAACACCCACAGGAGAACGAGTAACCGCATACCAGGTGAGTCGGGTTGCCACAGAGTTAGACCAAGCCCTGGCCGGGGCATTCGGGGCAATCAGTGACAGTCAACAGATCCCATTGGTAGACCGGCTCAGGTATCAGATGACAAGAGATAAACTGCTTCCACCCATGCCGGATGAGAGTGTGGATATTGAGGCTGTTACCGGAATCGCAGCCCTGAGCCACGCAGCAGACGCCCAGAAGATGATGGGTGCATTCCAAATGCTGGGGCAGTTCGGACCTGAGTTCATGCAACGAATCAACATAGACACACTCATTGACCTTACGATGCGATACGCTGGTGTGTATGAGCCGGGTCTAATCAAGACCCCAGAACAAATACAAGAAGAACAACAGGCTGCACAACAACAGGCAATGATGCAGCAGGCACAACAGAAGGGTGTCGATGTTCTAGGAAATGCCGCTGAACAGTCGATGATGAACGAAATGACCCAGGAGGAAACGGTACAATGAGTGAATCGAATGAAACACAACTCAGCCCGCCGCCGCCGCAAAGCGAACCGGCAGCCATGCAACTCCCAACCCCTCCCGACAACGTGGAGATTGTCGGACCTACCGCTGCTGAGGCGTCCTTCCCCACGCTTGAGGAAGAGAGGGAGATCACCAATGAGGCCGCTGCCGAGCAGAAACTTGCGGGCAAGTACGACAATGTGGACCAACTTGTCAACGCATACGAAGAGGCACAACGGAAAATCACAGAACTATCTCAGCAGCAACCAGCCAGCCCGGCATGGGAAAATGAGATGCAAGGCGACCGTGATATCCAGGCTGTTCTTGAAGCCACTGGTTTGGATATGTCGGAGATTCGTAAGAGTTGGGAGGAATCCTTCAGCCTGACGCCTGAACAATACGACGCCTTCCGCGCCCAGGGGTACAGCAAGGATGTGGTTGACACGTTTATCACCGGACAATATGCGGTTGCCCAAGAACAACAGTCTATCCAAGACCGAATGAAAAGCCAGGCCACTGAAATGGCTGGCGGACAAGAGCAACTAACAACAGTGATGGAATGGGCCGCGAGTCACTACAATGAGGGGGAGACCAACTCCCTCAACCAACGCCTAGCCGATCCCAGGACCTATGAGAGTGCGATCAAAGAGGTTTTGTATGACCACCGATCCTCCACTGGTTCAGAGGCAGCACAGCCGTTGGCTGGCACACAAACACAAGCACCACCGCCAGGTGTTGAGGGGTATAACACAGTCCAAGAAGTCTTGGGTGCGTTTACCCAGATGCGTGAAACTGGCGTAACAGCAGAACACAAGGCCCGCTTGGCCAAGACACCCCAGCACCTGCTGGAAGGAGTTGAGTGATGGGAGTATTCCAACCAAGACCAGACCAGTGGGAGAAACTGAACGCCATTGGTAGCACCTGTAAATACACCTGGTCAAACCAAAAGTGCCACTGTGCACTGATGGATATATCCACCAAGAATGTGTGGCATGGAGGCACAGGAAGAACAGCACACGCCGCACTTGACAATGCACTGGAAACAGCAGGCGCAAAGGCGGCACCCAAAACCTCCGCTGAAATTGCAGAAGAAAACATGAACCAGACCCAAAAGATTGCCGACCTGGAATCCAAGTTGGAAAATCTCAAAGAAGGGGATGGATCATCTAAACCTACCCAGTTTATGGAGGACGCTTCTATTGATTCGGGTAGGAAAAAGAAGAAGAGGCGGCGACGTTCGCCAGCCACTTCAACAGACACAGAGACAGAAACCAAATAGCCCAGTGGGAAGCCGGATACCCGTAAGGCCCGGCTGACAGACTGGATACCTTGAGGTTGATGCTGTGTGACTTTCACACGACACTGAAACCAAAAGGAGGGCAATGCTATGACAGCATCAAGCCCAGTCCGTTTTCTTACGGACCCAGAGGGCGCAGACACAAACCGTGATCTCGCTCTAAAAATCTTTTCAGGCACTGTCTACGAGGCTTTTCGCAGCAAGACCGTGTTCTGGGATAACACTGGAAACATTCTCGCATCCAAGATGCTCAATGGTCAAGGGCACGAAGCCCAGTGGCCAATCATCGGTGATGACACGGGAGTCGATCCTATTTACCACGACCCTGGACACCAACTCCTGGGTCAATCCATTGCCATGACGGAAGGCGTCGTCCGAGTCGATGACGTTCTCGTATCGCATGTGGATGTGCCGTTCGCTGATATGGACATCGCGCATTTTGACGTATTGCAACCGTTTGCCACAAAATTGGGCCGCGCGTTGGCTATCGATATGGACAAGAAGTTGGCCGTGTTGGCTATCCAGGCCGCACGAACAGCACCAGCCGCGAACATCCATGGTGGTGGCAAAGCCATCATCCGTGACGATGGCGCAACCAGCGCAACCGACGCTGCTGACCTGACGTTGGCTTACCCCAACACCAGTGTTGGTTCTAGTCGGTTCCGTGACGATGTGGCCGAGTTGGCGCAGTTGTTCGATGAGGACAATGTGCCCGAGGAAGGCCGTTACCTGTTCGTACCGCCATATATCAGGACCATCATGCGACATGAGGGTACTGGTTGGTCAAACGTCGGTTCGGTTGATGGCCCCGCCGGAAACCCCTACAGCCGCGATCAGAACAGTGCGCCGTGGGATCTGAACCGTCGCATCTTGGGAATGATGGAAGGCTTCAATGTGATTCTCACGAATCACCTGCCGACCGCTGATACGACGTTCCAGACCGCTGCAACCGGCCAGTTGGCGGCTGCCGCCAAGTACGTCGGCCACTTCGACGGTCGTGACAACGGTGACGACGCGAGTGGTGGTGGTGGTGCCTACGCCGAGAACCAGGCTGAGTCCAACGCCAAGCCCGCAGCGGTTGCGCTGTGTGGTGCAAGCGAAGGTTCGGCTGCACTGGGACTCGTCCAGGCAGCAGGGCTGCGCGCGGTAATTGAAGATGACGAACGGCGCAACACCCGATTCCTCAAAGCCCAAATGATGGTCGGTGCAGATATCCTCTGCCCATGGACCGCTGGGTATGTTGGGGTTTATTCCTGATCCTTTCCTCCTACCGCGCTTGGGGGGAGCGATCCCCCCAGGCGAGGTGGGTATTGGAGTGACTATGACACGCGGCACAACTGATACTGTGCGTTTATCAAACAGAGATTGGTCGGGGATTGTTGCGGTAGCCGTAACAATAATCGGAGCGACGATGGTTGCCTACCAATCGCACGACCGTGCCCTAACAGGCATAACCATAAGACAGGAGTTCCTTCAGAAACAGCAGGAGGAAATCCGCGAGGATGTCGAGAGGCTTGAGGAAGCCATCGACCACCTGCGTACAAACACAAGGGACAACTGACTATGCCTGCTATGCAACTTTCAACCAACACCCGAGAATTTTTTAGAGGGTTTCAGATAGACACCGACGTAACGGGTGTATCGCCTGTTACATCCCTAGACGGACCACCATCCGACATAGATGGGATTGTTTCTGTAAAGGACGCCAACCTTGCGAAACTTCTTTTTTATGGGGCCATAACAGGCGGCGGTGATGCTGACGGCAAGACCTTGACCGACACCCGTGTTTATTCATGGAGCGAGGTTGGCAGCGGCACCTGGATACCCACCCTGATTGGTGCGTTCAACATGACGCTTGGTGGTTTCCAGGGACATGCCTCCAGCCCGGTCATTGACAACACAAAATACTTCGCTGAGACAATCACACTGGTAGATGGCGATGAATCATGTCGCATTATCAGCGGCATCGCAGATGAAGTCGCATCACTTACGGTTGATCTTGAGGGTGCCCATTATCTACAGGTTGTATTCCACATAGCGGCAGGAACAGCAGACGCAGACACCAGAAACTTTGTATACGCGACATTCTGACCCATGCCCAGGCATCACCTTCGCGGGAAGATGGCGCACCATGGTGCCGTTGCGTTTTGGGACAAGGTTGTCCACAAGGTAACGGGCACCGGCGGCACACCCGACGAGTATCATTGGAAAGAAGCGATCCATGACCGTGATTACAAGGATTATGAACTCCCACGCAGTGGGGCCAGGTGGTTTTTCCAACCCTCAGCCCATACGGGACCTGGGGCTGGTTGGCCAAACAGTATAACGGACGGCCCAGCCCACCCCGTTCCCAAGCCAGCAGGCATCACGTTGAATGAGGGGTACCTACATGATGCTGGTTCGCACAGCCCACTAGCCAGACGACGAGCCAACGATGAGGGCAAGGAGCCTGATAGGGACGGCAGCGGCGACTTGATTACGACAACACCACACACCTCTCAAGTATCAGTGTTTCCCGAGGGCTTAGCAAAACAACTCCAGGGCACACCGATTACAGACGGTGGTTCGGGATTTCTGAACCCAGTAAGAGAATCCGGCGACTACCCGTTTACCCTTGAGGCATGGACGAGGGATGCAGAAGACGGGTTGGCTTTAGGTGTTGGACCCTGGTTGGACCAAACCAACGCTGGGACACTCTCCACACCGGCAGCGACATGGAGATTTGTTGGGGTTGGTTTTGACGCCGGAATACCTGTTGCAATGTGGGGTGGGTTTGATCCGTTACTCAACACCCATGACACCATCGCTGTTGATTCTGACCGCTACAACGCCTACCCAGACGTAAACCTCACCAGGGGGACAGAGGGAACACCGTGGACGTACACCGCAGGTGGTGATCCAACACTAAACTACGGTAGTGGTGACAACCTCTGGCATCACCTGGTTCTTGTTGTCCACGGTGAGGATCACATCCAGTTGTTCTATGACGGGCGGTGTGTTCTGAACGCCGAGGATGAGTTCTGGCACAAGAACGATAACATGGTTGGTGGTGCATCAGGAACATTTGTTAGGTTCAATGATGTCCTGGGATCTGGTGCCGACCGCACGATTTTCAAGTTCAGTGATTTCTCGGCACCACACAAGTTTGCCATGCAGATCGGTGGGATAACCCATGCTTACAAGATTGTGAATCCTGGAGACTCGTTCAACAGTATTCTCAACCTAAATGGGCATGTGGCCGCATGTGCCACATACCCCAGGGCACTCACCGACGAAGAGGTCATGGACCACTATGTGACCATGACTCAAGCGTTCACAATCAGACTACTGAGCGACAACGATGCGACACTTCCCATCCATGGCGACGGTATTGATGAGGCTGACCCACATCCAACAGGCTATTGGGTCGGCAAACATGGAATCAGAGAAGTAATACAACCGAACACCTGGGGATCAGGTAGTGCGGATATGTTTGGAATGTTCCACGACAGGCTGTGGCGAGATGCCTCACAACCAACCATGGAGTTCCTCAACAAATCAGGCCAGGCGGCCTTGGTCCACTCATCCCTGACCAACACACTGGAACTGACACAGGTTGAAACCTGGAGTGAGGATGGCGACCACAGGACAGACTGGAGAGCAGCGGGGAGTGTGAGTGATTGGGAGCATAGCCGTGGATGGGGCCTGATGATTTGTGCGGTGCCCGTCTTGGTTTGCGACTCAACTACCGCAGCAGGCGGGGCGGCCTATCCTTGGGCCAACTCAACGGCACTGCCATCATGGGTTGGTGACGACGCCGCCGCACAACCAGGGACAACAAACACATGGCAATACAAACTGTTTGATTCCTTTGGTGACTCACTGGACGAAAATGCCCTGACCACTGAGGGCACAGGTGGTCTTTTGAGGATAGGGAAAGATGCGTCAGCAAGCACGATTCATAACTACTGGCTGTTTGGTCAGACTGGCGATCATGGGACGGCAGAAGCAAGTATAAACAGTGGGTATGAGGGTGATATTCGGTTCATCGCTAACATAGAGGACCGAAGATTCAGTGTGTTTGCGACAGCCATCGGCGCACCAAAGATATATGGCCAGGTCGATCTAGAACCCACCTCAAGCGTGGCCTACGCAGGAGCGGCCTACGCCCATGGGTCGATAAGAAGTGAGGACCTGGCGAATGCAGCCCGTAGCCACCCACTACGACTATTCCAGGCCGCTGATGGTGTTGCCTTCGCCGCTGACACAGACAACAACGCCCGAGGATGCCAAGAGCCACTGATTCGACTTGGGTTGGCTGCGTATTTCAGACACGGGATGCTGCCAACTGACGCTGGTGGCAACATAGATGGCGCACAGGATCTTGAACTATCCACCCTGGAGCGGGCCATCCGTGGCCACACGCCTCCCCGAAGCAGGATGACGACCCAGGCACCCAGGCGATGGTTCCAACTCACACGGATGGCACTCCCACGAAACACACGAACGAGGTTGAGAGAGCGTCAACCCTAGTCACGGATCAACAATCACTATGAAACTTTTTTCACTTGCGATCTTCATGGCTTTGGTTGGCTGCTCCCAACCCCAAGCAACCATTCGCATAACTCAGGAGGATGGACGTATGATTGAAGTCTCGGGTGTTCCTGGGGCCACAGAAGCGGCCACCGCTACCATCACCAATGATGGCGCAGTGGTCGTTAGCACTGGCGCAGGTCAGGGATTGGACCAAGCACTAGACGCCTTATCCACAGCCACATCATGGCCAGCGATGGGTCTCATTTTGTTTGGAATTGCCATCCTGTGTCTCTCATTCAAGTTCCCCATGCTCCCACGATCAACCAGCATGATCCTTATTGCCGCAGGCATTGGCCTACTGGCGTTCCCGGTACTGCTGGACAGGTACTCAATCTTTGTATTCATGGGCCTGGCCTTGGTTGGCGGGTTGTTCTTGTTCGGTATGTGGGACAACCGAAGAAAGATCCAAGCCACACCGCCTAAGAGGAAATAAACATGGCATCAGAACTCAAAACCAACGCACTCACCACATCAACTGGAAACACCATAACCGTGGCAACAGGTAAAATCTTTACCTTGGCAGCGGGAGCCGATTTTGCCACAGCAGGTACGAATAACCTTGATTTTAGTGGCTCAGATAATGTCGTATTCCCAGCCGACTCCATCACGGGTGACGCCATCAGTGGTGGTAACGCCAACTGTACTATTGGTGTCGGTGCAACAGCAAGAGTCACAGCCAATGGAACCGGGGCAGCGGTGAATGGTGAACTCACCGCCACCAGCGTAGACGCCACCACCATCAAGGCCGGAAGCAAGGACATCAAAAGTTATGACCTAATGGCGTGGGGCTGTTTCAAGGTGTCGGTCGCTGTGGATGGCGCGGGTGCTGTGACACTGACCGTATTTGGCGAACAGGTTCTTGGATCATCCAGCAACTTCAACCTTGGATCATCCGGTGTGTCTGGGGCAGTAATGACCCTGTATTACACAAGCCCGGCAGCCGCTGGCGACTGGGATGATGGCGACAAAGCAATGGTTGTCCTGGGATTCAATGGTACGCCTGGCCTCGCCAAACTTCTTGACTACACAATCGTCAAACACAATGATCGTCTTGTCATTACCTTCCCAACACAAAGCGGCATAGGCACATTTGGCGCAACGGTACTAGAGGGAAGCATCCAAGTGATGCTGCCCATTGCATAAGGAAATAACACATGAGTCTTTTCGCACTGTTTCTTGGTGTAGCAATCGGACTGGTATTGTACCCAGTCGCATCGGCTGGCATCACATGGACTGTTGACCGAATCAAACGCTGATGTCACAAAAGCATCGGATCATCAACGACATCCTCAACCGGCTGGGCAAAAACGATCAGGCCCAAAACAGCACCACTAATCCGAACGAGGCTACGGTGGATGGACCAAACAGTACCTCAACAGCATCCCATGTTGAGCGGATGTTGAACAGCAAGACAGACATACTTCTTGGTGAGGGGTGGTATTTCAACATCAAGTGGGGTGTTGACATCACCCTAGACGGCAACAACAAAGCCGAGGTGGGTCGGCTGGAAACGAAGGCCGCTGTCAACATCAGTGGCATCAGCGAGGCCAACCCCGCTGTCGTAACAACATCGACAAACCACAAACTACAGACCGGGGATCGGGTTTATATCGCCTCGGTGGCTGGCATGACAGAAGTGAACGATAGGTATTACACCGTAAAGTATCTCACGGACACCACCTACAGCCTGGATGGGGTCAACTCCACTGGGTACACAACATGGACCAGCGGGGGCACCTCAACCGGACTCTACAAGATTTATCATGTAGACACCTGGGGATCAGACGCATCAATCAACGTCGTCCGGCAGGGGGAATACCTCTATGACCAGGACGATAACGAGGATATCCACGGCGGGGACATGAAAGTCACCTATATATATGAGGTGGATTGGACTGAGATCCCACAACCATTCGTGGAATACCTGACGGCATGTACGGCCTACTACTTCAACCGTGCATTCCTGAACAACACAAACGCCGACGCAGCACTCAGCATGGAGATGATGAAATCAGATGCAAGTATGCGACGGGCGCAAACTCGACAGGATGATGTAAACCTGCTCAACACTTATGAAGCCGCCGCGATCAGGGGCAGATCACGGTACACAACCAGAAGGACTAACCCGCTATGGCCATGACAGACAGGATATTCAACAGCACCACATATTCAGCAGCGGCATCTGCTGACTACATAAACGACATCAACGAGATTCTTGAATCCATTGGTGAGTTCCCGGTGACAACAGCACCAGAGGACCCAGCGGGGACCATGATCCATGAACGCGCACTGCGCTTCCTGGAGCGTGCAAACACCCGCGTCCAGGCTCAGGGCTGGCCGTGCAACACAACCATGGCCGAGGCTGTGTCAGACGCAAGTTCAATCAGCGAAACTGCCGGATTCGTCGTATTCATCCAAGGGGCCGGAGCCGATGGCCATCGAACCCTAACACTTCGACGTACCACAGACGGAGATCCCAAGACCTACGATGCAGATGCTGGTACTGAAATCTCAGGGGCCGTCACATTGGATGTTGTCCGAAAGTTGAGTTGGGAAACATTACCTGACCTTCTCAAGGCCAACATCGTCACGACGGCAGCACTGGACATGCAACGACGCCTCCAGGGTAGCCCGCAGGCTGATGCGTTCTATCAGCAAGAGAAGATCCTGAAGGACCAATCAACAGATCGTTTGAATCCCATGAAGAAGAACGCCCCGTTGATGAACACCCAGCCATTGCAGATGGCGCAGCCACAGCAGCAGCAGGGCTGATATAAATGGCTGATGTACCACTGTCTCAGCGAGTCAGATCCATGTCAAATGGGATCAGTACACAGGCACCAACGGTACGGTTTCCAAGCCAGGTGGAGGATGCTACCAACGTAAACTTCTCCATCTTGGATGGTGCTGTAAAGCGACATGGATCCGTTTCTAAGTTCAGGGTTCCGGGCGCAATCATTGACCAGGCGTATGGACTCCACCTTATTGAGCGGGATAAGACAGAGCAGTTCCTGGTTGTGTATGGGGCGAATGGATTTTTGGAGGTGGTTGATCTGGTCAACCCCACAAACACAATCACGGTCACTGGAGAAGGAACTTTTAGTGGGTACCTCTCATCGAACAGCCCCACCGTGGATCAGATCCGGTTCTTGACTGTTGGTGATACCACCTTCGTTCTGAACCGAACTGTATCCACAGAACTTTCGGACCCAGATATTGCTGGTGGCACCCAATATGGATTCAAGCCCGAATCCATGCCACACCGGATGGTGGTGTCTGGGACATCCGCTGACAACAATGTGGTGTTCACAGGCAGCCCGATCCCATGGACTGAGCGAAACTTCTATGAGCAGATAATCCAGCGGCCTGACAGCAGCCCATCCCAAGGAACATTCCAACTCAGTTTCAAGGGCGAAACATCAGTCAAGTTTCTGAACCCAGGAACAAGTGGTGGTTCTGGAGATGACACTGAATACCATATCCCATGGGACGCCGAGGCAAGTAATTATGTAACCGGCGAAGAGGGTGATGGTATTGACCAGTATCTTGAGGAGATACCGACCATTGGCAGTGGCAAGACTCTTTGTATCCATGGACCACTAAACAAAGATCCGGTAGTTATTGAGTTCAGTAGGGATCTCCGACTGGGCGATGGGTCGCCTGATTTCCCTGGTGGGACAGATGGACACTTGTTGTCTGTCGTCAATGTTGATTTGAACAACACGCCTTATTATGTGGAGCGGGGTTCAAACGAAAGAAACCCACCGCCTGATTTGATTACGAACGGGTACGCGATATCAGATATGGCCTACTACCGTGGCCGCCTGGTACTTGTTGGGCGGGACTTGGTTGCCATGTCTCGGGTAGATGAGTTGTTCAACTTCTGGATTGAGCGTCCCTCGGCACTGACAGACGCCGACCCCATCGACATACAGATTGCATCCACTGACGTTGCTGAAATTGAGCATGTGGTGGAGTTCCGTGGCAGCCTGTTGATTATGACCAGGCAAGGCAGGCAGTATTTTATGGAGGATGTGACGACACTCTCGTCATCAACCGCTGCGATCACACCATCCACCAAGTATGAAACACTGCCTGATATTCGCCCAATCTCTGTGGGCGAGAACTTGTTTATGGTTGGTCGGGCAGAGTCATACTCGCCGGTCTGGCAATACTTCTTTGACGATCTAACTGACGGAAGTAAGGCTGTGGATATAAGCAAGCATGTCCGTGGACTACTCCCCCTGACCATTGGAAACCTCGCTGGCAGCACGGGAAGCCAAACATTGGCTGTTATTTCAGATGCACCTGGCACGGAACTGGTGAGCGCGGGGTACGACGCTAGGGCAAATGGCGAATGGCATGAGTACACAACCTGGGAGCATCGTGGATCAGGGAGTGCCCTGACCTCGGACGAGGTAACACCACAGCCACAAGACTCGGTTGACACGAAGACATACTCAGTGGAAATAACAGCCGCTGGTGGGTATGAGACCGAAACTGGCGAAGCGGCCACAGAAACGGCTTACATCTTCACGTTCAGGTGGTGGGATGAGGGCCGGGAGCGGGTACAGGCCGCGTGGGCGAAGTGGGAGTACGGGCCAGAAAGCCTTCTGGATTGTCTGACTGTGGATGATGTCCTATACATTCTCCGTCGAGACAACGCTGGCAAGACGGGGTGTGAACTGTTTATTGACACGGTGGCCCTTGGCGACGAGGCGACCGCCACTGATGGTTATCCATACGCAGTCCGACTGGACCAACAGTTGGAGGGTGGCGCACACACAAACTGCCCGGCAACATATGACTCAGTTGGGCACGCCACGGTCAAGTACACCAAGTGGGAATTACACCTAAATGGTGCTGGTGCGGGTGATGCGTTCTATGGACACAACATAAACGCAGCCGTCTTAGGCAGTGGCTTTGCTTCTGCATATCAGGGTGAACTTCTGATACTAGAACCCTCTAGGGTGCCAGGTGGTGTGGATTCGGGCTTGGAGTTTGTGTACGCATACGCCGATGTGCAACCGACATCTCTAACCACCCTGGCTGGGGACTTCTCTGGCAATAAGGTGATGTTGGGTCGGCGGTTTGAAGCCGAGGTGGAACTAAGCAGGGTGTTCTTCCGTGGCGAAGACAACAACCCAATTCTACAGGGTAGGCTGCGATTGACCAAACTCCTGGTTGACACTGTAAACAGTGGTGATTACCAGGTGGTGATCGAAACAGACAACACGGCACAGCCAGACAGAACGCACGACATTGCTGTGGTTGGACAGCCTGAGTATTCCACCTCACTCACCCATGTCACTGCCAACGCCGAGGGCACAAAGGTGTACCTAAAAACAATCAACGCTGAACCAGTCGCCTGGGCCTCTATTGAGTGGCACGGTCTTTACTCAACGAACATTCGATAGGAGAAAACCATGGATGGTGGCGCAACTGCAATGATTATTGCCTCGCTGATTATCGCGGGGACAACCGCGTATGTGTCTTATGAGGAGACACAGGCCGCGAACGAACGGGCAAAACAAGCGGCCATCAACCGGAATAAATCCCTGGCCGACCAGTATGCGTCTGAACTAACAGGGATAGCGGTAGCAACCGAGCGCGAGACATCTGACCTTGCAAAGAAGAAACACATACAACGAGAAGCCATCGCAGCGGCCATGAGCGGATCGGGCCGGGCGGTCGGGCAAGGTAGTTCTCTCATCCTCGGTCGGGCTTCTAATGAATCATTCAATTTGGCCGCTGGGCGGTTTGGACAAGACGCAACCGCAGCCAGGGACATGGGGTATATGTCAATGGTGGCCAATCAGCAGGCTTCTTGGGACCAGTACGCCATGTCACGACAAAACGCCATGCTCTCCGCCATCTCAACAGGCGGGGCAACCATGGCATCTACGATGGCTATTGGGACGAGTATGAAAGACCTGAAGCCAGGCTGGCTCACTTGAGGTAATCATGGCTAAACAAACAAGATCAACAGGACTTGGGACTCTTGGCGGCGGCGCACTCGATACCCCGCGGGTGCCGTATTCTGTTCAGAACAGAACATATGTACCGCCACTAAGTACCATATCCCAAGCCACAAGAAACCCAGACAGCATCGCCCGGTTTGCCCAAAGTATGTTGCAAACAGCCAGGGTCATGGGCCAAGCAACATCACAGTGGGCGGCGGTTGACCGCTCGCTTGGAACTGATGCGGGCCGTGAGATTGCCCCCATTATCCAGGCTCAAATTGAAACCAACGACCCAGCCTGGGATATCCCCGTCTTCAATGAGAAGGGTGAGATGTATCCAGTCGCTGAAATCCAGGCAGCCATCGATTCTAGGTTGGGTGAATACACCGAGGGTTACGGTGGGTGGTATAAAGAATCATTCATGGCAACCGCCGGGTCAAGCGCACTGCGGGCGATCATGGCGAGGGGTGTGGGACATCGCAACGAGATGATTCAGGGGACACTTCAGCGTGCATCAGAGAGCCTTCTGGATTATTCAACCACATGGGACCCGAATGGGGAACTACCAACACCAGTAGAACACGCCGAGGTCGTCATTGAGCAGACCGGCGAAGTAGTTCGTGGCCTCTTTCCACCCCGACCCGATGAACCAGAGTGGGCATATGAGCAGAGGGTTCAGGGTGTTTGGTACTCAAGCGTCGTCAGGCCGTCCCTTCAGACCATGGCCAAGCGTGGTGATCTGTGGGCGTACCAGGCCCTGGACCGGCAATTCAATGATGAAAGGACGCAGTGGAATGCTGGCCGATTGCCTGGAGTGCATTCCGAGGGCAGAGGGTTGGTCGATGGTGAGATGGTGGAGGTAGATGAGGAGACCGGGCAAGCCCTTGAAATTGGCGGGGCACCAGGGACACCACTTGGACGAGCCAGAAAACAGTGGGACGATGAACACGGTGATAAGTGGTTTGCCGACGAGAGGACCTTCTGGGATTGGAAGGCGGCACAAGAGGATAAAACATTTGCTCTTACAGCCCAACAGCAAACCGAGGCCGTAGAAATAATGCAAGCGGGGATGTTTGAACACATGGCCGCGTCATTGGATAACCCCGTGGTGATCGAGGATATTCGCCAGCATGTTCCCCAAGACGACACCGTGTACCCCGATGGCTGGGGGTACCGAACGGGCAAAACGACTGAGTTGAACCGGAACTGGATGACCGCTCAACAGCAGGAAATTGCTGGAATCCCACCGGCTGGTGCGGACCTATACGCAGATAAGAAGGCTTGGATCATGCCATTCATTGCAGACGCAACGACGCAAATCTACCGGAATGAGCAAGGCTTCATGCAGCCGATTGGCCAGGTGGGTTGGGCAGATGATTGGCAGCCACGGCTAACGTCTGATATTGGGTACCAATCAGGCGGCGCACCGACGACATGGAATGGGATGTTTGTTGCGGCGAGAGATAAGGCGGAGTTGGATAAGTTGCTTTCGGCACCGATCTATAACGACCCTGGGAGTCCAGTCTTCCTAACCCATGCCCAGCGGAGTCACTTGAAGAGGGTATTCACACAGTCATCAGAAGCAGAAATCAAGGACACGGAAGCCCACAGTGCGATGATGGGTGGTGGGAACTATATCACCACCGCTCACCACCCCAATATGATTGATGTCCTGAAAGATATGCACGATAAGACTGGTTTGGGGCCAAGGGCGACTGGGGTTGACCATGAAGGAAAAATCCGCAACGGCCTGGCTGTTGGGTACATGCTGAGTAATGCCAAAACTGTGCCGAGCGTACTGGTCGAGACAGCGATGTTACAAATGATGAACGGATCCATATCCGAGAGGATGGATGTCGTGGCGATGGCTGCCATCATGGGCCAGATGCCCGACCGCGCGGCATACGACGACTTCAGGAAGGCGGCGGAGTCACTGCCCGATGGGGATAAGTTTGAGTTCGCCATGACCGTAATCCAAACCTCTACCGCCAACCTCCCACTCATGGATGGTCTTGGCGAGGAGATGTCGGTTTCTGTCAAGAACGCAGTGGAGTCATTGGCCGTCCAGTTAGAGAGGATTGATAAGTGGGAGAAACCAGACACAGCACAGATCAATAGGGCCGCTGTCCACCTGGGGATCCACGGCGAAGATGATCTCATCGGCGCAACACAAAATTTAGTGGTCCCTATTTTGGCACAGATGCACAAAGAGCGTGGCCTTCTCGTTCGCGGGGAGTCTGGTGTGCCGATGGCAGATGATGTGACCTTCCATGCCATGACCAACGATATTACCCGTGGCCAGATAATCAATCTTTATGCTGATGCTGTTGTCAACGCGGCTGCTTTGGGGCATCCGTCAGGCGGGGCATCACAGTCGCAGTTCCTTGAGCATGTGGCGGCTGCGTTCAAACAGTCGGTTGGGCAAAACTTCGACCTGGTTGTGTTGGATGACCATATTGATGGGAGTCCACAGGGGTACTTAGTCAACGTACAGGATGTGTCGGGTCCGAATAGGTGGTGGGGACAATACAACACTGATGGAACCCCACGACTAACACCATGGGATCACATTGGGAGGTTTACGAAGGACAACTGGGAAGCCTTTGGGATGACATCCGACAATCCGTGGGATCCAAG